GGTAAGAGTACTAGAAAAGTCAGAGGATGGAATATTTAAACGGGTTATCATCGGTAACCAGGTGTATGTACTTGAAGGGGTGGGGTGAGTGGCGAAGGAAAAAGAAGCCTACTACTTTTCCCACGATAGCAACGCTCGAAATGACCCGAAGATAGGCGTTATGCGCTGCGTTTATGGTTCCGAGGGTTACGGTTGGTATTGGATGCTTATTGAAATGATGCGCGAACAATCGGAGTACAAATTAGGAATTCAGTCTAAGTACGCATATCGAGCATTCGCTTTGCAACTGCAATGTGATAGCGAGATAGCGGAAAAGTTTATATCCGACTGTATTAATGAGTTTGGACTATTCGAATCTGATGGCAAGTCTTTTTGGAGCAGTTCGCTTGTGAGACGTATGACAAAAATGTCCGAAAAATCTAAGGCTGCAAGCGATTCGGCAAAAGGTAAATGGAAATCGAACGAAAGTCTGCCGAATGCCTACGAAACGTCTGCACAAACAAGGGCGGCTAGGCTATCGGAAGCAAGAAAGAAGGGGAGTCACACTAAACGCGAATGGGAGGAAATGAAAGTATTCTTCCACGATACATGCGTTAAATGTTTGGGAACAAGCGAGCTAAACGGAGTCGTAAAGAATCACATAATTCCGATTTATCAGGGCGGCAGCGATTCCATAAAAAACATTCAACCGCTATGCGCAAGGTGTAACGCAAGCAAAGGACCGGAGAACATCGACTATAGGATTTACTATTGCGCCAAAAAAGGGTTGGTAATGCCGGGACACTGGACAGACGAACGTCTGCCGAATGCCTACGAAATGCCTTCTATAAATGAAAGTAAAGTAAATGAAATTAAAGAAAAGGAAAGTAAAAGTATCAGTACAGATGCTGCCGCTGAAACTGACCCATACATTGAATTAATCGATTATTTTTGTTCCCTACACAAAAAGGGTGATTGGCAACTGAAAGAAAAAGAACGCGCAGCCATGAAAACTCTTTTGTCGAACGGTGTACCACTTACCTTTATTGTTACCACCATGAAGAAAATACACGATGACCGCACAACGGCAGGGGAAAGAATAACAAGCTTTGCTTATTACTATGATCCGATCATGGACGCATGGAAAGTTGGTGTTTCTAGTGAAGAGTATCGGGGACGCTCTAAAGGAGCTGGATTTGGAGGAAATACGCCGCCGAGCGGAAGTGAATCGATTACGGGCGGTCAACTCGGATGGATCGGGAAAGAACGCCGAGAAAAACGTCAAATGCCAGAAATGTAATGACGAACTCGGATTCTTCGTCAAACAAGAACACCCGGGCAGAGATTATCTTGTTGACGTATGGGTGCAATGCTCTTGTATCGAGGATCTTCGAAGAGAAAGGATGTTCGCGGCGAGTAGAATCACGGATGAATTCCGAATCAAATCATTCGAAGATTTCAAAACAGATGGCCGCCCGCAAATTGTGATCGACGCTAAGGTCTGCGCGGAGTCATACTTCGATGAATTCGAGTCAATCCGAGAGCAGCGGAAAAACAGCATTGCACTTCTCGGTTTACCAGGATGCGGAAAGACCCATCTTCTCATGGCGGTTGCGAACGGGCTAATAAAGAAAGGCATACCAACCATCTACTTTCCATGGGTTGAGGGATTCAACGAACTGAAAGACAACCTTGACGAATTGGATAACCGAATTGGACTCCTTCAAAAGATCGATGTACTTTACATCGACGATATGTGGAAAGGGCGTCGCGAACCAACGCCATTCCAAATCGAACAGGCTTTCGCAATCATCAATTACCGCTATTTGAATAAACTGCCGATCCTTGTTTCGTCGGAGTATGACATTGACGCTATGTGCAAGTTTGATATGGCAATCGGCAGCCGCATTTACGAAATGGCGAAAGACTTCTGCGTCGTGATTCAAGGTTCACCGAAAGAACTGAATTACAGGCTTAAGGAGGATTGATGGCGTGACTCTACTTGTCAGACCGCGACATACTCGGGATCGACTGATAGACCTGTATTCAAACCAACGACTAGGAGCTACCACAATTGCAAAGATACTCGGTTACTCCAGTCACAAAAGCGTGTATCTACTGCTTAGGCATTACGAGATACCAACACGGACGTTAAGTCACTCGGCCTCCATCCGAGAATCACGGAAACGGAGGATGCAAACCGAATGAACGCTGCATTACAAGAACTTAGTATTCGACAGTTACAGAAGCTTGCCGCTAAAAAGGCAGATGTCAGCGCTGAGATAAAACATGAAGCTGCCACGGTGTTAAATAGGCGACTCAAGGAACGTGAAATGTTAGACGAGTGGGCGAGTTGGGAATGGTTGTTCGAGGATGACATACAGCGGTTAGAATTTCGAATACAAGAATGCTACAGCGGAATGAAAACCGCTGGAGTGCCTAAAGAAATGCGAGAAACGTTTGTGTTAAACAGGCTAATCGAGTTAATCCGTAAAGTTACTAACTCCGAAAACGTAGTATCCCCATAGTGAAACTTTGCCATGATGCAGTTAAAAGGCATATGGCAAAGGAGTTGATAACTAATGCGAGATAGACGAGATAACACCGATCAGGTCAATGTGTTCGATAGCATTAGAGACCTCACCCGGATTTACAAACCAACGGATAGCCAAGCATGCGGATTCGTTTCGTCATTCGTTAGGAAATACAAGATACCGAAAGGTAATGATTCGGAGTTGTTGCGTGTCGTTCGAGCGGAAATCGCAAAAATGAACGCTGAACGAACGGAATGAGGTTGCGTTAAGGCGATGGCGTATCCTGACGATGTATGAGTCATCCGAGTATCAGAATCGATTATAGAGCATTTTAGAACGTTTCCCTTGGGAGGGATAAAACAGTGAAATTCTCAGTTCAACAATCCATATTAAGCCGCCACATTGATAACGCGGCAAAGTTTCTGCCGAAGAAAGATACCATTCCAATCCTGTCACACATTGTACTGACTGCTACGGATGAAGGTTTGGAAATCATCGCCGGAAACACATTAACTTTTATCAAGTCAGTCATACCGTCTGCTGATTATGAATTGGAAATGGCGGGATCGGTAGCAATACCAGGTAAACGAATGTCTGAAATCATTAAGAAACTGTCCGGCATCGTAACCATCCAAACGGAAGCGGACGTAGCTATCATCCAAGCCGGGAAATCAGAGTTTGAACTATCGGTGCTTGATTCGGAGGAATATCCCGAATTCCCGCGCCCTAATGGAACGGTAGTGACAATTAAGGGATCTGATTTTAAGGACTTGGTATCTCAAACGTCATACGCGGTATCGACAAATGAAAGCACGCCTATTTTGATGGGTGTCCAGTTCACACAAACAGGAAACAGATTGAAGCTAACCGCCTGTGACAAACATCGACTAGCACAAGTAGAAGTGGATAACGAAAGTGAAGAATTCATGACCGTTGTTGACGGGTCAACTCTTTCGGAACTATCCAAAATCATGAATGACCTTGACGAAGCTGCAATATCGTTCGGCAATTCGATGTTGGTCAAAACAAGCGAATTCACATTCTACTCGCGTATTATCGATGGCACATACCCGGATACAAGTAGGCTAATTCCAAGAAGCTTCTCTACGGAATTCACCGTTAATCGCAACGAGTTGATCAGCGCCCTAGACCGTATGCACATTATCGCAAAAGACAGCAAGACAAACCTTGTCAAAATCAAGGTTGACGCAAAGGAATTCGTCATCGAATCCAAGGAACAGACGCAGCGTGCGCGGGAATCGCTGGATGTTATCGAGTTCAACGGAGAACCAAAAACATTTAGCGTAAACGGGAAATTTTTCTCCGATGCCATTAAGCCTATGACAGCTACAGAGGTAAAGATTAGTCTGAACGGAAACATGGAGCCTATTATTTTGAGTGGCAAGGACGAGGAAGGATTCGGCTTAATTTTACCTTACCGAACAACAGCAAACTAAAGAACTGGAGGAACAACTTACATGAACTTATCTAAATTATTCGATATGCAACGTGAACTGGACGAGAGAATCATCCGAGATAAGGGGCTAGAGGGACAGGACTTACTCCCTATGAAGATTCTTGCTTTACAAGTGGAACTTGGGGAACTGGAGAACGAATGGCGTGGGTTTAAGTTTTGGAGCAAGGACCAGTCGCCAAGGTATGAGAAGAGATCAATAGCCTTCGCGGATCCGGGAGGACCTTTCGAACACATAACGCATCCATTGCTTGAGGAATACGTCGATTCTCTGCACTTTATTTTGAGCATTGGATTGGAAATCGGAAAGAAACGATTGCTTGATTTCGACTTTCCGACATTCGGTAGTAAAAGTAATGCGGAAATCATTGAATCATTTTCAAAAATCATAGCATTAGCATCTTATCTGAATGAGGACGATCACTTGAATGTCATAACATACTATCAACAAATGATTTGGAAATTCACAGACCTTGGATACATGCTCGGCTTCACATGGGAACAGATCGAAGCAGCCTACATCGCCAAGAACCACGTAAACCATGAACGACAAGCCAACGGATACTGAGGTGAAACATGAATCCACTATCCATTTTCCTAACGGCGCACCTTATTATTGGACTCCTTTTCGGTATCTATGTCTTACAGGTGATTAAACGAGATTTCGGCAGTAACCAAGATTTTTACGATGAAATAAGACTAGAGATAGATCCTGTACACAGGATTTTTCTTCCCATCATATCTACTCCGCTAAACATGTTAGTTCTTTTTACCTTACTGGGATTCTTCGGCGTAATTTTATGGTTGTGGAAGGACTGAGGTGATTCTATGGAACGCCTTATCCTTAAAGGATTGCCGCCAAGTGTAAACCACCAATACCGTAATGCCATGGTAAGAGGACGTAGAATCCGTGTCCTAACAAAAGACGCTTCCGCATGGATGGACTATTCCGTTATTACGGCGATTAGCTGGAAGAACGTAAACAAATGGCGTACAGCGCAAGGCAAGGTCATTGTGCGCCTTTGGTTCTTCTTTCCGGACAATCGCAAGCGGGACACGCATAACACCTTAAAAATCATCATGGACGCTTTAGAGGACGCGAAGATATACGAGAACGATAAAACAGCGCTGCCTCAGATTATGGATTATCAAGTGGATCGGCAGAATCCTCGTGTTGAAATAGAACTGGAGCTGATAGAGGAATGACAAAACGTAAGCCCGATCCATTTCACCTGAAAAAGAAACTCGAACTTGCTTATGACCAAGGTTTCTTCGATGGGTATATGGACAGTTGCGATATTTGGGAGAGGGTCTGCGAGATCACTCCCGGAGTCGGTCCAGTCCTTCAAAAACGAATGTTGGATGCGGTAAAGGCCATGGCAACTCAAAGGGCTTTAGAAAAGATAAGAAAGGAGCAATAGGATGGACATTATGCGCGGTGATGTCTACCTTGCGGACTTATCATCCAGTATCGGCAGCGAACAAGCAGGGAAGCGTCCAGTATTGATTATTCAAAACGATGTAGGAAACAAATTTAGCCCAACAGTCATTGTGGCCTCTATAACAACGAAATCCAAAAATAAACTCCCGACACATGTTGAAATTAGCTTGAGTACCCCCTCAACCGTGATGCTTGAGCAAATCAGAACGATCGACAAAAAACGCATAATCAGTTATATCGAATCCGTCAAAATGTCCGAGATGCGAAAAGTGGACGAAGCACTATTAACCAGTATCGGAATAAAGCTTTGAAAGGAGCCGCAATAAATGGGTCATCTAAGCGTCTATGTCGATCACCTGAACAAACGCTGGCAGGAAGGTCATATCACGCATGAGACGTGGCGTAGGCATCAAAATAAGCTGCTTGAATGGTTTAACCTTTCCCGCGGTCAAAAGTAATGGCTAAACGAAATCAACCAGCCAACAAACAGAATAAGATCGTATCCGGAACATTTTGGTGTACTCCATGTGCAACACGATTTACGGTATGGCCGAAGCCCAAGAAAATAGCATCTCATGTATTTTGTCCGAATTGCGGCGAATGTCTCGAAGTGAATCTTCTTATCCGTTCCAGGCGCACGAATAACAGCACTGGATATGGAAAGGCAGAAGATGCTAGACCAGCCTACAAAATTTGGTCAGACGCGGAAAAGGAAGCACTGAAGCTTCTAGTTGAGTCCGGGGCGCACATCCCTTTGATGGCTCACAAGCTCGGACGAAACGATAATAGCATACGCCGCATGCTACAAAGACTGAATATTCAATTAAATTGAAATTTTGAAGGGTGATAACAAATGCGAATTATGAATGAAATGGATCTTAGAAAGGCAGAAGAGTTAGTCGAACGGGATCATAACAAGCCTTTCATGTGGACTTCGGAAGTAGAGCCATTGTTGGTTGTATTGATCGATAATGTCCGTTGGTTAAAGCGCAGACTCGGCATTGAAGAACCGATTTATGATGAACGGCAGCTCCAGTTAAATCTTGACGAAGAATCACATGTATTTACTAATCCTTTGGTGGTGGGTGACTAAATGAAAACGGAATATACAGTAGCTTATCTGTTCGGTGGTTTGGGTGGTGGGGCTTTGGGCTTCAAGGGCGCTCTATCAGAATACATGGGTAAGGTCGCGAAGTTCCGTTCCTTATGCAGCATTGACGCAGATCCGGTTGTTAGTCGGAACTACGAAAAGATCACCGAGCAAAAGGCGGTTTGTATGGACCTTTTCGATAAGCAGCAATACACCGACTTTCACAGCAAGGAACCATCGGACGATTGGCAAGAAGCATCGCCTTGGGACATTTGGCAAGCATTCGGTAACGAAGTGCCGGACGTAATCTTTACCTCGCCTCCGTGCAAAGGATTCAGCGGATTACTTCCTGAGAAGTCGGCCAAAAGTAAGAAGTACCAGGCATTAAACCTTCTGACAATACGCGGTATCGATATATCGCTCAAGGCTTGCTTGGAATACGGCGGCGAACTTCCGCGACTAATCCTCTTGGAGAATGTACCGCGCATTACGACGAGAGGTAAGCCTATCTTAGATCGTATCAAAGCGGTACTTAAGAAATACGGTTTTGTTGTCAATGACGAATCTCATGATTGCGGTGAAATTGGTGGACTCGGACAGCGACGTAAACGATACCTACTGATTGCAAGAAATGAAAAGCGCATGCCAGCATTCGTTTATCGCCCTGAAATCAAGCCACTCAAAACCATTGGAGATGTACTTGGACCTCTGCCAATGCCGGGAGATATCGAAAAAGGCGGACCGCTGCACAAACTGCCGAACCTTGAATGGAAAACATGGATGAGACTTGCGCTCATCCCCGCTGGAGGGGATTGGCGGGACCTGAATAACGTCGATTGGCAGAAATATAGACTTGATTATGAGCCAAGAGGAAGAGGGACATACGGTGTCCAGGAATGGAATGAGCCTTCAAACTCTGTCATCGGAAATGCAAAGGTAAACGGAAGCAACGGGAGTGCAGCCGTATCGGACCCGCGCACAGGATTCAAGGAAGGCACTCATACAGCTATTTATCGGATATCTAAATGGGAAGACACAGGGCCAACAGTTACCGGAGCGCATAGACCGAATAACGGAGCCGTATGCGTGGGTGATCCGAGATTAAATGAACGTGAAGGGCGGCACCCGGGAGTGTATCGTATCGTCAAACACGACGAAACAGCTCCATGCGTGACTGGAACAAGATTCGGAAGTGGGGCAATCGCTATCGCGGACCCTAACATTGGATGCTCTCCAAGAAGCGGAACATACGGCGTAATGGCTTGGGATGAAACGGCTAAGACGGTTATCGGATCGGGAGATGTTCACGCAGGAGCGGCGGCTGTCGCTGATCCCCGAATACCAAGCGACGATGATCGGGGAATATGGATGATTATTGCAGAAGACGGAACATGGCACAGACCGCTTACAACTTATGAGCTGGCTATGCTCCAAGGCTTCCCGACACACCTCCCTAACGGCAAGCCATTTCAATTGGAAGGATGCAGTGACGCGAAAGCTCGTGAGTACGTGGGAAATGCCGTGCCCCCAGCGGCGGCAACGGGTATGGCAAACGAGATCCTTATGGCCCTTGTTCTTTCGGATGATGGAATCGGATTCAGTCTTTCCAACCGGGATGTATGGGTACTTCCGGAAGATCAAGCAGAAAGGCAGTTGGTCCATTAATGAACATCGGACAAACCATCCAACTACATCGGGAAAAGGCAGGGCTAACCCGTAAGGGATTATCTGAAAGAACGGGGCTTGAACATAAAACTATCCGAAAGGCAGAAACGAACGATGGAATAACACTTAATTCACTTGGCACCATCTGTGGTGCTTTAGGTTTAGAAATCACATTAACGGAAAAACATCATGGCAGCTAGGGGAACCTATAACAAAGAGGATATAACGGTATCTCCTGAGCTTGAAGAGTGGTTTCGGACGAAGGGGAAGGAACTTGAGCAAAAGTTTATTGGTTCCTTTTTATGGTCCATATCTCAGGCTGAAAAGCGCGGAGTAAAGGTAAACGTTGAGGGACTTATCAATCATCTTAGATTAACACTTGGTAAGAATCGAAAAAGGAGCATGAAGGTTTAATCCTTCTGCTCCTCAAGCTCACCAAAAACCAATAAGTCGCAAACATCGCAAGATAGTCGTTCGCAAAGTTTGGTAATCAGATCCCGAGGATAACGCTCCATTTCGTCGTTATACATCTGCCTTACAGACTCAAACCTATAATCAATGTCTCGCGCTAATTCACGAATGGATATTCCGCGAGAATCCATGATTTGTTTTAAGTTCGAACGAATAGCCATACCTTATCACATCCCTCCATGTAACCATAATACGATGACACGAAAAAAGTGTCAATTGGGTATTGACTCGCAAAACGAGTCTTGGTATATTATAGTCATAAGACACGGTAAACGAGTCGATGAGGAGGAAACGAACATGCAAGACAATAGCTACATTGGAAAGAAACGCCGCGAATTGGAACAAGAGTTTTTCAAGGAAGGGTTAACATCGGAGCAAATCAGATTGCTTGGCCGGGTGGAGGAGATGTTGGGAAAGGCATTTCAAGCCGGTTACAAAATGGCAGAAATGTTTCAATCCGAGCAATGGTCGAATAATGCTTGCCTCGGTTATGCAATCATCGGAGCAAAGAAACTGAAATACACCGAGGACCAAACCAAGAAACTTGTTCGGTCCATAAACTCAGAATTTGATTTCAAATCGATCGACGATGCCAAAAGCGTCTATAACAATTCGCCTTATTGATGGGGTGGCGTGATGCAAAAAGTTAAAGAATACTCACATTGTTTGATCTGCCGCCGTCGATTGAAAAATCCGAAATTCCGAACAATCGGAATGGGTGACAAATGCTTAAAGAAACATCAAAAGAAAAAGGACTCTCATAAAGCAGTTCAGATGGAACTCAATTTCGGGTGAAAGGGATGATGTAGACTTGAAACGGTTTAGAAGAATCCATAACTACTGGCCTAGCGTACTTAGGAAAACTACTTTATCCAATGGACGCGGAAAAGATGCAAGGTTCGTTCTCTTCGACATTCGTTATTATGCTGGAGAGCGAATGGAAATGTTCTCTGTCTGCATTTTGAACATCGACTTCACTTTTACAAAATACCATGTAACACCAGAAGAAGTAAGAAACCACTTCGGATAATGGGGAAAGGATGGGTGGGCGAACATGTTAAAACGCAAGACTCCTTTAACAGCAAAATCGGGAATCGGCGGCGGCAAGCAAAAGCAGATAGATCCCGAGTATGCGGCTTGGAAGCGCGAACGACTCGCTCACCACTCCCATACCCCGACTAAAGCTGATCGAGCAGAGTTTCCAGCAAAGGTTATCAAGGAATTAAAAGAAGAGGCTGGCGGGTTGTGCCAAGTGTGCCTTGCTAATCCCGATACCACTACGCATCATGTTCAACCATCTGGACGTACTACAGCGCCCGGTAGAGGCGTAAAATCGAATGGTTTAAGATGCTGCTGGCCTTGCCATGATCGAATCCAAACAAGTGAGACCGAGCTTAAGCGATGGATTGAAATTTATCGTCAACGTTACGGCGAATACTTCTACTTTGACGAACAGGATTGGGAACAGCACGAATCCAAGCAAGCCAAGATCAACGCCGAGGAACAGGCAAAGAAACAACGTATGAGCGAATTGGAACCGATCGTAGAGCTTTTATCTTCGGCGGCTGGCAGGAAGCTCAATACCAAGGAAGTCAGATTGCTTGATAACCTGGATGAACGCGAAATGGCGGTATTCGCTAAACTTATGGCAGATATCGTAAAGCAGGGACCGCAAGAATCATTCGCTTATGGTGAACATTTCGATGACTAGGAGGTAATGGATGGCGGCTATAAATTTAAACATAAAGTGCAAAGTGAAACTCACTCCATTCGGTGAAAAGGCATTAAAAGATTACTACTGCGATTATTTAAAGACGGTCCGTTTATCGACTGAATCCTTGTTTGAATCCCTGCATAAACCCGACGAAAACGGATACATGAATTTTCAACTATGGGAAATGTTTATGATCTTTGGGAGCAAGATACACATGGGTATGAGTGAAGTGCCATTCGAAGATAACAATATCTTATTTCCCTTAAAGGAGTTGATTGAATGTCAACCGATGTAAAGGCCGACCAATATTTTGCGGCTATTCGCTCTATGCTCCGTGATGGGTTACTAACTCAAGAACAACACGACGAACTACAAGCAAAGGTTAACCAATGGGCAGATAGAACGATTCCTAGCGAAGCTCAGGCGTTCGGAAGCGATTGCTTAAACGGAAGTTGTGAATTTTAAAGGGGGTTTTGAAATTGGCATTCAGCGCAACGAAGTTAACAGCGGATTTGATTTTCGCAAACAAGGCCGCATGTGATGCAGTTGAAAACATTAGTGACGGAGGAACGGCGAATCTTGACAGCGTGTTCCTCCGGGTGCCGAGAATCAGGGAAACGGTCGTTCTGGAAGCAATAAAAAAGGCAGGGCTCTACTGCCGCGCAAAACGTAGATGGATTGGGGAAGGATACATGATTACCCCGACCACGGGCGGTCAGGGTGACAAGCGAAGCATAGGTGTAGAGAAGATGAAGGAATACCTTAAATCGCAAGGATGGGATGTTCTTCTGTTCTGCCACAACGATTAATTGGAGGTAATGGAACAATGAAAAGTGAAATGGAAAAAGTTGACGATCACAACGGCTTCGAGATTTACGATGATCAGAAGTCAATATTCCGCTATCACGTCTTTCACCCTACATTCGAGGGAGTATTCATTGATGCATTTATGACATATTCCGATGCAAAATGTTTTTGCGAAGAAGAAAATGCAGATGAATGGAAAGAAGAATTGCGTAATTCACGTTTTTAAGGAGGCGTTATCCAGCCATGGAATTGAGCGTAAAGGAACGTATTGTTCTTGAAGCATTTCAATCCGGGCGCAAACAACTTAATCAAATATTCGTAACAACGAACCTCTCTAAAATTGATATCAAGACAGCAGTTGTCTCGCTTTGTGAAAAGTGCTTACTGACTAAATTTAATCAGGCGCACTATGAGGCAACGAAAGATATTTTTACTGCTCCGGTTGAAGTTAGGGATCCGAAAAAGGAATTCATTATCAAGCATTATAAGGACTTACCACGCCGAGAATTAGCGGCTAAGTTGGGAATGACGAAGACGGAGTTAAATCAGTTACTTATTGATTGGGGAATAGGGAAGTAGTGGGACTTAAACCTTTGTCGGCCCGGGTAATGCGGTCGAATCGGAGGCGGCGATGCCGCAAAAAAACGAAGGAGTGAATGAGATGGATAGAGACATCCATACATGGTTTAACCTTACTTATGCGAACTACCTAGTTATTCCGCGAAGCGTGATGCAATCTATGCCGGAAGAGTGGCAATTCAAATTTGTTGCTCTGTTAGAAAAAATGGATGAAACGGGATGGAGAGAAAGACTACCTGATGCATCGTTTTATCAAGTTGAAATGCGTAACGATAAGCACAAAGTAGCAGATCCATTTCGCGAGTATGACCGTGGTAGACGTGACGTTTTTAAAGAAGTTGCACCGTTAGGTGCAATCGAGTATCCGAAGTCAGAGGCCGAACCCCTTATTTGAAAGGAGAATCCATATAAATCCCATGAATGAACAATACAAAGAGATACGCGAAGCATTAGAGAAAGCAGAAATTGCGCCATGGGCGATTGTAAAATTTATCGACGGAAAGACGTTCGAGGTATGGCAAAGCATAGACAATACGGGTGTTTGCAGATTAATCACCAACGAGAACGCGGAAGCAAATGCCTATCTTATCGCCAATGCTCCCACATGGCTCCGTCAACTCCTAGACGAATTAACACGCAAAGAAGACGAGAATCAATCACTAACACGTAAAGTCGAAACATTGACAAAAGAAAAGGAAACATTGATAGAAGACGTACACAATCGCCTTAGAGAGCGAAACGATTTATTCGCCCAAATCAGATCATGGGAAAAGAAAGCCGAAGCACAAGCGTAGGAAATTGAACAATGCACTAATACGATTCATGAGTGGGAGAAAGCATTCCATTCTCTTGCGCGAAAGAAAGACGCCGAACTCCAAGCCCTTCGAGAAGAAAATCAAGCACAAGCAGACAGATTAAATACACAAAGGGCGGCAACTCGTTTGAGACAAAATTGGGTCGATAATTTGCAAGAAGAAAACGCACGATACCGGGAAGCTTTGGAATGGTATGCGGATGCAAATAACCACTCGGGACGATGGTGAACGTGCCCGTAACGCACTCATAGGAAGCCAAGAAACAAAATGAATATCGAAGACCCGAATCCCACCTATCTCAAGCCTTACAGAAAGCAGAGGAAGAGAACAAGGAACTGCATAAGCAGATTGAACGTATGGAAGGCGATATTTGGGAACGAAGCACTTGGAACTAAAATACACACTCTAAAAGGAGCAATTAAAATGAACAAGAAAACTATTATCATTCTTATCCTCTCGGGACTAGCGCTATTTGGCGCTGGTTCCTTTGTGGGGGCTAGTTCCGATTGGAAAACGCAATTGAGCGTTGATAGCGCAAATGATATCGAACAAGCTGCTAAGGCTAAATCTGACGCTCTGACAACGAATATACAGGCTAATATAGCGGCAAGTATTAAGCAAAGGGTCAACCCCATCGTTGACAAAAAGAAACAAGATATTGCCGATCAATTACAAGCCTACTTCGATCAAAAGACAAATACGATTACTGATTCACAAGCCTATAAAGATGCTGTAGCAGACTTGGACCGGATTGAAAACAGCTACTTAACGAAGTATAAAGCGGAAATAGATGCGGCGTTTGCGGGGCAATAGGAGGGCTATATCATGCCTACATGGGTAAACGCACATCCCTGGCTTGCGGAAGCTGTCAAGAAGGCTGGCGGGCGTATCGTTCGCATCGGTTCTAAGCCGTGGGCGCACTTCAACGGAGATGATGCCAATGAAAGAGCAAAAGCGGTTGAGTTGGTATATGAACAGGTGCATGGGTTTAAATGTATAGGTGTAAAGCCTTGGCGGGAAGATCAGCAATTCGATTATGCTATAAGGTTGGATTAACTCCGAAAAACCGTAGTAAAACAACACTTGTTCCGCAGTAAATCCCTCTTACAATCAAACCATAAACGAAGCGAGAGGGTGGTAATAATGACTACACTCATCGAAGTGTCGGCAGAAGACGATAAACGTGACATCAAATTAGTACGTCAGCTCCAGTTATTTGACGACATCACAGACGAAGACATAAGAAAGACAATCTTTCTTCTAAGCAAATACACACATATGATTGACACCATAAGGAATTTCGAAGTGGCGATGAAGGAGATTCACCAAGGGCTTAATGCTTTCGAACTTCTAGCCGCCGAGGGAACCGTAGCAAGGCGTGAAAGCTCATCGGATTTAGTCGCTAATATTCCTGAGTCAGCGGCAATCCTTAAGGAAAAGCGCCAAGCCATTTATAAACTATATCAGGCTATGACGACTATTATCCGATGTGCGCTTGTTAACATCCGCGATCCGCATGAATCGCTTGTGGCAAAACTGCTCTTTTTGGATGGATGGAAATACCTTAAGGCTCAGCAGTATTGCGAACACTCATACCGTAAGGATGTTCCAGCCATATCTGGAACTACTTTTGCCGACAAGCGGCGGCGCGTCATAGCCAATTGTGCGAATACGTTTAAGCTTAACGGGGCTTTAGATTTTGTTATAATCGATTATGGCAGAGGAAGACATAAGAACGGAGAATGTACTTTCCGTTTACCGGGATGGGAGAGAAACTAAATGTCACAAATCAAATCATTCGTCAGTGGTGAATATATCACTGACTTTTACTTAATCAAGCAGTTAGAATGCCGCCAAACAAAAGGGGCAGCGCCTAAGGATTATTTCGATATCACGCTTGCTGATATGAGCGGCGAAATTAGCGCGAAGTATTGGGATGTAACGCCGACCGATAAGGAAACGTTCTTTGCAATGGATATTATCAAGGTCGAAGGGCAAGTGCAAACGTACAACGATAAGCTGCAATTTAAAATCACCCGCCTTCGAAAAGCTACTCCCGAAGACGGATACCAAGTAACCGATTTCATTCGCTCTGCTCCGGTTCAAGGCGTTGACCTGGTATATACCATCAAACAGGCGACGGAGAGCATTCATAACGAAGTATGGCGCACAATTATAAAGCATTGCATCAACAAGGTAGAAGATAAACTCTTACATTATCCAGCAGCAAAAGGAATGCATCATAACTTTTATTCCGGTTTGGCGTACCACACATGCCGAATGCTTGAACTTGCTGATTTCATCTGCATGCAGCGGCCATTCCTAAATGCAGACCTTTTGAAAGCTGGAATCATCCTTCATGATATCGCCAAGACTGAGGAACTAATTTCGGAATTGGGTATCGTATCGGATTACAGCTTTGCCGGGAAACTAATCGGTCATATCTCTATGGCATGCAATTGGATTACAGAAGCATCGATCGTAAATGGATACAATCTGAACGATGAAGGAATCATAGCCCTTCAGCACATGATTCTTTCCCATCATAATCTTGGAGAATGGGGAAGCCCGGTCCAGCCACAATTACCGGAAGCCGTGGCGCTCCATTACATCGATCAGATAGACGCGAAGCTGCAAGCTGTGGAGGATGCTTTGGATACGACCCCTGAAGGAGAGAAATGGACTCCTCCGCTTCGTATTGTCGAGAATAAGCAAATATATAGGATGGGGTGAAAAACGGCGAATGGAACGGATATTTGTAACATCTTATTGGAACCAATTCGATAACAGCACCGAAACTGTATATGTCGGAACAGACGAACAAAAAGCTTTTTCATTCGAACCGTTACAAGATTGGGAAAGAAAAACGGTGTGGGTAGACGTATGGGAGGATGGAAAACTGATCGAATCGAAGTGTAAAAGATGGGGTGCTACAGAATGGGCGTAAACAGCGAACGAGTCAAGGCATATTTAAAGGAATTGGCCGAAGTTTCTAAGCGGCATGGTCTATTTATTGAAAGTTGCGAATGCTGCTCCCAAATAGTCGATGCGAACGGAAACTGGGTTGCAAGTGATGTAGATCATGGAATCGGGTACAACGAGGAAACGGATTCTTATTAGGAACGATTGAAAATTCGATACGATTAACATATGATTTAACCCATGGATTGGAGGGTTAACATGGCAAAGGCGAAGGTATCAAAAAGACCCACTAGGGATGAATTTGTTTTAGAAGAAATCGGCAACCAACTTTCGGAAGCTAAACAAGAGGATTCGGAAATTGTTTTAACAGTATGGGGTTGGGAACAACCAGTACGCGGCGTGATTGAATTAATGGATTCGCGAACAGGGAAAGTACATATCCAGCGTAATGGGGAAACCGTTAAAGTACCATTCATGGATATTATGAAAGTAGATTATCCGAAAGATTGAAAATCCATAGATTCCTTAAGAGCAGATACAGAAGGAGGAATAGACTTTGTGGTATGAGATTGACGAACGTCGATTACTGAATAAACCAGCAGGAATGCCATGGCCGAGTGAAGAACAAATTTTAAAGACGCTCGAAGATGCCGGATGTACTTTGATTGTAAAAGGCGGGTTGTATAACAAGTCTCTTGCAAAATGCGAGCGTATGCCTGATAACATGCAGTTATACGGTATATTTTGGATAGAAAGCAAAAATCCGCACTAACACCGCACTAATAACCATATATCATGGAACCATAGGTAAAACCGAGGAGAGAGCCGAAAGGCTCTTTCTTTGCGTTTAAGGGGCAATCGTCTTAAACAAGGCCGGGGAGGGTGCCGACGATGAATGAAGACAACAGATTAAACTTTTTCAAAGGCTTGAAGTATGGATTGCTTTTCAGCATTCCGTTATGGGTACTCATTATTTGGGCTATCTCTCACATTTGAGAATATGTCGCGCCTCTCCGAACTTTAACCACTCATTTGACTCTAACGGGCGGGGTAAAGCCTTTAGAGGGGTTAAGACTCCTTTCCCAGCGTGACCGAAACGCTGGATTAAGGCGCGAATCTCGGCGGCTCTGCGGCGGGGCCGAAGCAATCCGCCGCCACCAATAAACTTGTGAGGTGAACCATGAAACCGCCAAAAACAGAATGGGCGATAGAGGAAACTAAAGCACTTTTATCTCTTGTCGAAGAACACCCCGAGTATACATACAAACAGTATGCAGATGAGTTAGGGAAGAAATTTGAACGTCCTTATTCTGATGATTCAGTAAGGGCAAAGCTTCGCCGGGTGAAGAAAAAGAAGGTTTCCTTTGTGAATCAAAAGAACGCCGAAGAAAGAAACCCCGACGAGCTGCTACAAGTCATCATTGAGGCCCAAAAGAAAATGCAGGAACACGACGACCGGCAGACAACCGTCACTTTGGAGATTGACGATAATAGACCAATAGGTATTGCCTTCACTGGGGACCAACACATAGGCGGACTATATACCGATCATGAAGGCATGCTTAGGGATTACGAAAGGTTATCTAAAACAGATGGGCTTTACACGGTCCTCATGGGAGATTTAACCGACAACTATATTACGCGAAGTCACGCTGGCGGGAGCTTCGAACAGTCGATGACAGCCGATAAACAACGGGACATAGCGGAGTACATCTTGAAGAAATACTTCACCGAAAACTGTATCGCCTTGATCAAGGGCAATCACGACAACTGGACCACGAAAGAAACCGGGGAAGACTTTATCAGATACCTGGCGCGGGAGATCGAGACTCCTTATTTGTGGTACGGCGGAGAAATAAACGTCAGACTAGGAAACGTCGTTTACCGCATACACGCACATCATACGTTTAAATACAATTCCTCACTGAATACAACAAACTCCCAACGAAACCTATTTGCCGCTACACATGCCGATATCATAGCTCTCGGGCATTTACATTATAACGAAACACACGCGAAAACAGCCGGGGGAAAAGACACGGTATGGATGAGAACCGGCAGCTATAAGATCACGGACGATTACGGGCAATACTTGGCGGGATTGAAAGCAGATCCGCGCATTCCCATGGTCATTCTGTTTCCTGATAAGAAAAAGATATTGCCGTTCCGAGATTATAACGATGGAATTGCTCATCTTGCTATGTTGCGAAAATAAACCGGGAAAGGATCGTTCAATCATGAAAAAGTGGAAAGCAACACACGGCATAGCCTTAAGCTGGTGCGGAGCAGTAATGATAGTAATGGGTTCTATGCTTCCTCCTATGATTGAGGCACCGGAACCGCCGAGAATCAGTTTGGCAGAATCGAACCATGGAGGGAATTAAGGATGGATGACCTAAGCGATATGCCTTGGTATCACAAACTATGGTTTGTTCCTTTGGCGGCAATCTTCATGTTGTTTTACCTAATGCTCGGAGATGATTAAAACCATCCTAAAATAGTGGAGGGAAATAAAATGATCTTTCTAATTGCCATAATCGCTGCAGCCTACTTGGTTATTGGATATAAATTGATTAGACCATACCGAACGGCAAATAACATATTAGGAACAAGCTTTGGTTTGTTCTTCGGCGTAATCCTTCATGCTCTGTGGCTGCCAGCACTCATTGTCTTCATCGTAATGGTTCGTAAAGAAGGATGGGGAGGATGGATATAATGAATCCCCACAAAGAAATGCCATACGGGAACGATACAGGACTAAGAATCGTCGTGTCATTGCTTAGTCCCAATTATTATCACTTCAAAGCAACATGCGAAGTGAACCAAGATGCAGACGTATGGTGGACGGGAGAAAAAACGGACAGCTCATGTGTTGAATGCGTCAATACTACGCAAATCCAACTCAATTAAGAAGGGGTTGGGTGAGGAACCATGCCGAAAGAAAGAAGTCCGAACCGTGACAAAGCATTTGATTTATGGAAAAACAGCGGCGGCTCACTGAAATTAAAGGACATCGCGGAACAATTGGATGTTGCGGATACTCAGATTCGGAAATGGAAGAACCAAGACAGGTGGGACGATCGATTAAAAGGAACGTTACCGAAAACGAATAGTAACGTTACCAATAAAAAGGGCGCTCCTAAAGGTAACGGTAACGCCAAAGGACACGGGGCGCCTAAAGGTAACAAGAACGCGGTAGGCAATCGTGGAGGGCAAGGCGGACCGGCTGGAAACGATAAAGCCGTAACGCACGGACTATTCCGTTCCTTTTTACCCGATGACGATGAAACTAGGAAAATATACGATGCGGCCGGTACAATAAGCCCACTCGATTTATTGTGGGAAAACATCCAGCTAAAGTTTACTGCTATAATCCGGGCGCAAAAGATAATGTTTGTGCAAGATCAGCAAGACATAACAAAGGTAACGAAAAAGGAAATCAGTCAAGATGGATTCGAAATGACAGAGTATGAGTATCATTTTCCTTGGGATAAGCAAGCTACGTTCCTTAATGCGCAATCCAGGGCGATGAGTACGTTAACCTCTATGATTGGCAAGTATGAAGAAATGTGCCGTAATGGATGGGGAGATGAGGAGCAAAAGCTGCGCATTGAGAAATTGAAGGCGGAGATTGAAAAGATAAAGAGTGATGGCGACGAGGACAAACCTACCGACATCGTAGTAAAGCGGTGGTCTAAGTGATACTCGAATTAGATCCGTTTGAGGGCTGGAACCCACATCAAAAACAGATAGAGGTTATGGAAAGCGAAGCGCGGAACAACGTCCTAAACTGTGGTAGACGTGGCGGGAAGACAAACGTAGGAGCGCGGAAGTTCTTCGATAACATCCTAGCTGACATCGAGCGCGGCAAGGGCTTGCCATTCAAACCGCCCAAGAATATTAGGAAGATGAAAAAGCCGAAGCCTCGACTCGAATACTGGTGTGTAGCTCCAACTTACAATATGTCCGAGATTCAGCAAGAGGAACTATCCGAAGTGCTTCCCGAGGATATGATTGAAAGTTGGGACCTATCCAAGAACCGCGTATGGCTGAAAGGTTACATCCTGATTCAGTTTAAATCCGCTGACAATCCTAAGACGCTAGTCGGTAAAGGCTTAGACGGTGTATGGCTTGATGAGGCCAGCAAAATGAAGGCTGAAACATGGACCGGATACCTTGCCTATGCCTTAGCGGATAAAGGTGGCTGGAGCATATGGACGACGACACCCGAGGGAATCAATTGGTTTGCTGAGGAAATTGTTTTGCGCGGTCAGTTTGTAGACGCGGGGCTTGAGGGTGAACTATACAAGAACGATCCGGAATGGCGTAATTTCTATTGGACATCGCTTGATAATCCCATTCCTGAGCTGCAAAAGAACATTCAGCGCATGATTGAAACTTATCCCGAACGCTATGTAGACCGAGAAATTAGGGCGAAGTTCAACGTATTCCATGGACAGGTCTATGATGAGTTTAAGCGTGATACGCATTGCGTAACCATTCGCTGTATCGATCAAAAGTCACGAATATATGAAATCACTTTCCCTAACGGTAGCGTGAGGGATATTGTTTTTAATCGCTTCATTGGTGGAATGGACCATGGCTGGAACGATCCTGCTGTCCTTTTAGTCATTGGCTGCACCGATGAAGATTATTACATCGTAGAGGAAAGCTACTTGCAACACACAAACGTATTGCTTGTAAACAACTCAGGTGAATTAGAAGACTGTCTCGTTAAACGATACCAGGAAATGCATGAACGATACGACTTTGACGAGATATGGGCAGACCCGTCAGAACCGGAATATATCAACACTTATCGCAAATACGATCTTCCGGTAAAGGAAGCGGATAACACCATTGGGCCGGGAATAAAAGAGGTAGCAAGCCTATACAAAGTGAAATCAAACGGCAGACCAAACCTCTATATCAATCGTGAGTGCAAAAACACGATCAAGGAAACAGAGAATTACCGTTGGAAAAAAGAAAAAAAGACGGATGCGCAGCTAGAGGAACCAGAAGACAAAGACAATCACACCCAGGACGCGAATAGGTATGCCATATATAACGACCGTAAAGGTAGCGGCTTTGCATTTGGTTCTGTATCTAACTAACGATTGGTGAGGGAGACTAATGAACATGGACAAATGGGATAAAGCGAAATGTTGGTTTGTTGGTTGGGGGATCGTTTGCTATTTATTCGGTTGTGCGCTCGGATATTTATGCGGCATAAATCATCATAGCTAAAAATCCGCAGTAACGCGGCACTAATAACCTGTTAAGATTTAATCGTGAAAGTATGTCAATCCTGCGTCCGACACATCGATCGATAGAGAGCAATTATGCGGGGCTGCGCCCCGACCATAATCGGCAATATCAGCGGTCGGCTTAGCCTACGTGGGAAAGCGCAATACTGAAAGGCGCTATATAAATTCAGAGTAAGGGCAGACGGTAAGGAAGAGGGACTTTCTACTCCCCAACCCCAACGCGCCAAGCGGAGTCCCACGGGCCGCTATATAAGAATCCGAGGACTAAGCCAGCCCGCGACTGAACGGTGGCACCGTAAATCATGATGGAGGTGGAAACACCTTCAATCTGTTTAACACTTTCGCGGGTGAATAAATAAAAAGGAGTTTAAGTTGAATGGCAAACAATATCGTAGATAAAGTTGGTAGCCCCGTTACTGTTTGGACGCAGGACGGAAACCCAATGGAAAATAGAACGCTGCTAACATTGGATACATTCGGCATTGTTGTTACTGGATATGGGAGCAGTGATAAAGCCGTTTTTGTTCCGTGGTGCCAAGTAAAATACGTTGATTATCCGAACGATAGTAAATAAACTTACAATAAACTGAATAAAAATACGAAAAGTATCGAGTTTCCCGAATCGGTACTTTTTATTTTGCATAAACGGCGAATGAAAGGAGGTAAAACGTGGGCATCCGACAATGGGCAATAAACTTACTTGCTGGACGAACGAAAAACGAACCCGATCGCACAACGGAGCAATATCCTTTTCCTTTTGGATGGTTTTCGGGATGGGGTAAGAATCAGCCGGTAATGAAACGGACCCCGGCTAACCTAAGACTGCTGAGTGAATCGCCTATACCGCGTAGAGCGATAAACGTAATTAAGGACGGTATTGCAAAGCTAGAATGGTCGGTATCAGCGATAAACGAGTCGGAGCAGGAACGATACCAGGAAATCTGTAATGTCGCTTCAAACGTTTTCCGCAAGCCGAATAACTCAGATTCGTTCCGATTATGGCTGGAACAGATCGTAGAGGATATGTTGGTAGGCGGTGAGGGTGCGAGTGAGATCGTTAAATCAGGCGACAAGATGAGGCCGCTTAGATTATTCCCAGTTGATAAGTTCTCGGTTGAAGTCTATCCGGACTGGGATGGAAAACGAGATTCAATTCGCTATGCACAGCGTAAACCGACAGGCGGATATGTGTTTCTGATGGATGCGGAACTCATGTATATTCGAATGAATCCGCGAACGAACACGCCGTTTGGATTATCGCCTCTAGAAACCGTGTTCGAATCGGTGAATAGTTTCATATCTGCGCATAAATCAGCAGGGAAACAGGCGGGAAATGCTTTTGTTAGGAAAATCCTGAACCTCGGAAAAGCAAATAACGGTGGAGGAATTGACGAGAAGGTCGTAGCCAAGTACCGCGTCTATTGGGAGAACGAAGTGCAAGGACGCGGCATGATGCCGATTATCGGCGCGGACGGAGCGAGTGTCCTAGACCTCGGCGCAACCGATGACAAAGCCTTATACATCGAATGGCAGCGGTTCTTGATCGAAGTCATAGCGGTATCCTTTGGTATCTCTCCTAAGAAACTCGGGCAGACAAAGGATGTTAACCGTTCAACAGCCGACAGCGAGGATGAGGACACACAGAACACAATCCAAAGTATTGCAGATAACATAGCCGAGCATCTCAATAATGAGATTATCGGCGGTTACTTAGGCATGGATGGAAAGATAGCATTCAAGTTCCATTATGCGCAATCGCTGAAAGATCAAAAGACGCAAGCGGACATCGACGCAGTTTACCTAGATCGGATGGTAAAGACACCGGATGAGATACGGCAAGCGAGAGGGCTTAAGGCACATCCGAACAGCTATGGAAATGTACTACTCAAGCCTTCGACCATGCAAGTATTCGACCTTCGCCAACCGTTCGAATTACCACCGCCTCCCGATCCAAACAAGAAGGAACCAACGGATCCCAATAAAGCGGTAAAGGCTAGGCGGATGAAAGCAGCCGATGAAGAAAACGACGACACGAAGGATACGGAGAATGAGTTTATAGCCGCATACCTTTTGATGATGACAGCCCTTTTAAAACGAGGAAATCATGTGTCGTCTGTTGATTCATTACGGTATGTATGGACGCCTACGAATGATGATATTCAAACCTTATCCGAGTCGCTTGCAAAGCTTAAAGGTGATTCCTGGTTGCTCTCCTACAATCGGAGACAATCAGAACTGGGCATGGAAGGGATTAATACGTTGCCTTCTGATACGGAAGAGGAAATACGCAATCTAGCCGATGAACGAGCGAATCAGATTATGGATACTTACAAAAGTGAACTATCTAATCAGATCGAAAATTCGCTCGAACGTCATAGCGATCTGACCGGAACCGAGCAAGAAAAGGCCGTGTTAAAGGACTTGGATAACTGGCTGACAGGTCGAATGGATTACAAATCCAAGCAAATCGCCAACTACGAAGCCGGGGAAAGTTGGAATCAAGGGTTATTCGCTCATGATAAAGAGCATGCACCGGAAACCGAGTATTACGTCTTTCCGATTGCTACAAACCATGAGGATTGTGCCAACATCATAGCGGGAGCGCCTTATACGTTAGACGAGATTCCAGCAGCGTTGCCACTCCACCCAAACTGCCCTCATCGGTATTATGCGATTAAGTATGACAAGAAACCGGGGTGAGGAAATGAACGAAATACGAAATAGGTTCTTGGATGACGTTGATTGCGTCAAAGAGCCGAAAGTTATAACGGTTGCAGTTGAATTGCCGACCGGAGCTATTGAAATCATCACGAATACGCAGTTTGTAAAGGAGAAAATCCAGTATTATCTCCAAGCGTATGATGATGAATTCAGATTGAGAGCAAATCCGGCTATCGCAATCGTTGGTCATATGATCGTATAACCAAGCGCCGCCCAATGGGTAGGCGTTTTTATTATGCCTTCGGGGGAGGTGAGAGAACATGGGAAACTGGATCATTACGATTCAAGGCGTAGGCTCTCACGGTAACGGCAAGGAACATGATGCAGAGCAAATCTATCGGAGATTTATCGAAGAATTGCGCGCTGCTGGCCAATCGGTGCATCACAGCTCCATTCATATGAGTGGCGCATACTTCGATCCGAAGACAATTCCTCCGGTTGGTTGGAAGGACGATAAGTAAAAAATCACAAATCTCCGCGTTAGGAGGTGAGACAAGATGCCATTAACACGCTTGAAAATGTCTCAATCGCTTAAGCCTAAGCAGTTCCAGCTTGCAGACAGCGGAATGGGAGGACACCCCAACAAGATCCCGTTTAAATGCGCTTTGTTCGAGGTGGATAAGCCTTCGGATGGCAGCCCGGAAGGTGCAAACGGAAAGAAGATTCGCATTTCCTCTGCCTGTTGTGATGCGAACCTTCAAACCTTTGTCGGCATGGGCTTCAATATCGATTATTACAACGGCATGAGCGGACACGATCCACGCTTTAAAGTCGGGGTAATCGAAAAGGCTTATCGTTCAATGGACGGTAAGGCGATGGTAGAAGGCTACCTTTATGGCAAGGACTTCCCTGATGTAATCGCCACTATCCGCTATTACAACGGACTGGCAGATGAGTACGGATGGGAAGAGTACCGTTTCGGCGCTTCGCTTGAAATGGAGGCCGCCGTAAAGGGTGCGGAAGACGATCCGAACGTCTTGGACGTTACCGAGTTTTGCGGAACAGGTGGCGCAATCCTTTTTGCTGAGGATGCCGCCTTTAAAAATACAAGTTTCGCGGCAAGAGACAAATCAAAATCAAAGGATGGTGAACCGGATATGACACCGGAACAACTTAAAGCCGCCATGCAAGAAGCATTGGACGGGTTGAAGAAAGACATCTCGGCAAGTGTCGAGAAGGCAGTAGGTGAAGTAAAGACGGATGTCGGTGCTATCAAAACGGAGCTAGATACGCTCAAGGCTTCGAAAGCTGCTGACGACAAGAAGACGGAGGAGGACAAAGCCGCCGCTGATCTGAAGGCCGCACAAGATAAAGCGGCAGCACTCGAAAAAGAAGTTGCGGATCTGAAGGCCGCTGCTGCTAAACCTCCTGCCGATCCTGCACCGGCAGAGCCGC